CCGTTGAAGGAGGCGACTCTTACCTTTTTTGGCAAGCTCTTGGATCTGCTCCGGCGAGAGATTCAACAGGTCTATGTCTGACTGCTCCTCGGCTTCCTCTGATTCCTCCTCGGATTCTTCCTCGGTTTCCTCCACCTCTTCCTCGTCATCTTGACTGGCAGGTTCGGTTTCTTCGGTTTCCTCGGCATCCTGGGGTTCCTCTTCGGTTTCCTCTGGTGCAGTTGCTTCCCCAATTCTCCGAGCGATAAGCTCCTCGAATGAGATATTGTCCACCGATTCTTCAGCCTCGGCGTTAGCTTGATTGGTATTAGTCATTTTGTACGCTGGTTAACGCCCTGCGGTGGCGATGAGCGAAGTCAAGCATTTAATCCTTACTAAGTCAAGCAGTTTGGTAAGGTATTAGATTTGACGCATTACGTCAGAAATAATGTGTAGTTTTTCTGACAAAACCGTGGCAAATACTGGGTACTTTTTGTCACAAGATTTGACGCAAAATGTGACCTTAAATCTCGTCACAAATTCATGAAGATTTCCTATTGACTAGGGGTAAGAATGTGGTATTTTGGCGTTGACGACGAAGTAGGATTCACGTCATCATTCACCACCCCGGCGCGTAGAGCAATGGGTCTAGGGCTGGCACGAGTTTTCCTACTTCGACTCGTGCTGGCCCTTTGTTTTTCAAGGTGCTAGTTCCTAGTGGAACGAGACAGCCATTAGGACGGGCAAAGGGGTATGAGAATACTTCACTACCATTAGGCTCGCGGCTGGCTCTGATTCCAACCTATCATCCAGCGTCCGTTATAGGCTTTAATCCGAAGCGGGGGGAAGAGCGCACAACCGAATTGGGTCTCTAGAAATAGGGGTTCCACATGGTAGACCACGAATCATAGGGTTTATTAACACAGCCCTAAGAGGTTGGTGTGTCTTTTTCCTCTCGGAGGGAAGTTTGATCGAGCGTAAGCGAGGTGACTGTCTTAATTAAAGGTCACAAGTATAAGTCAAGTGTAAGTCAACTTAACCTTTAGTAACGCTAAGTACCATGCTTAAGTACCATGTAGCATGGGACAAAAGAAAAGGCCACAGATTTTAACCTGTGACCTTCTCCCAAACTATGAACGATGAAACGAAACAAAACACCTACCGAAGCAGGTTCGAGAAATGCTTAGACCATTCTAGCGGGTTTGTCAAGCAGTCACATGCCACCCATTGGCTTGTAAGTAGCAGACGACATTGTTCCGCGAGCCTTATTCTGTGATATAGCTGGTCGGTAAAACATGCTTGTAGGCATTGCTTTTGCGGCTTGGGTTCTCATGGCATTCATGCCACCCATTGACTGTATCTTGTTGGAGATTGCCTTGTTAAGGCCTTGGCGATTCATCATGATTTATTATTTTCTATATTGATTGTTAGGATAACACTGAGAGTAATTCATCCAGCGTAGAGATGCTTCCTGCGAGCTTCATCACATCATTCGATGATTCTGCTTGGCGAAAGTCACCAAAGAACTTCTCACGCTCATCGTGGATAAACTGGAGGATAGCGGCATACTCCTCACGGTCACGGAGGGCTTCTACGGCTACTTGGATGCTTGGTTTCGGTATCGGTGTCATAGCTTACTTGCGCTTCTCTGCGCGTTTGATCTTGCGTTCTTGCTTGAGCATTTCCTTGGTGGGCTTCTTACCAGAACCAGCAGCGGCACGGATGTTGTCGTAAAGCCCATGTTTGGACATGGAACCATCCGCTCGTTTGATCATCTTGGATTTCATGGCTTACTTGCGTTTGGCGGTCTTCTTAGGCACACGGTTCATCTTGATCTCAATCTCGACATAGCCTTTACCTTTACCCTTGCCTTTACGCTCCATCTTTTCGTGGTCGCAGCCACATGATTTACCTTTTTTCATAAGTTATCCTTGTCCCATTCCTTGAGTTGTCATTCCGCCCATTTGAGCTGGGGCTGTACCGATGCGACCGATCTCAGCGTTCTGAGCTTGCATGAGCATCATGGAATATTGCTGGCTGTATTTCTCAAGTCGTGCTGCAAACGCCTCGTCCTGCTGCGCGCGTTGCATGATGTCTGGTTGCTGGACATACGCTTGGATCATCTGCATTGCCATCTGTGCGCCATTAGGCTGGGCAGGAACTTCGATTCCAGCGAATATCTTAGCAAGGTCATCTGTGACATTCTTAGCGACCTTCTGTTGAGCTTCCTCAGCGGGTTGTAGAACATAGTCAGCAAAGATTGGGTTGATGCTGGATGCCGTAAACTCAAGCAACTTGTTGACATCCATAATGCCATTACGGTCGAGCTGCACCAATGACACCATATTCTTGAGCTGAGTCTCGGCAGTCTCTGGGTCGTTGCTCTGTGAGTCAAAGTTAACCACAATGCTGAAGTTCTCATCAGCCGAACCCTTGGTCATCACCTGTGGGTTTGGATTGCCAGTAACTTGGAAGAACACCTCGTCCGGCCCCATGCGCTGATACAACTTCCACGCCATGTTCAGCACATCGCGGACATGATCCAAGAACTTAGATACCACGAATTGCTGGCGGGAGGCGGAGATTGGGTTGGACATATCCAGACCAACGGCACGATCTGCCTGCGCGGTCATGGATACTTCAACCTCAACAGAACCATTGTCGGCTGGAGGCGGTGGCCCCCATTGGATCTCACCCAAACGACGATACGGAACCCTTACGCCTGGCCCCCAATCAGAGGGAGGACGACCAGCCGGGTGCAACAATGGAGGGAGAGTAGCCAGAGAAGCACGATCAATACGAGAATCACGCTCGGTCTTGATTTGCATTTGCGCTCCACGGAGGATGTCCGAGAAGGTCTGGGTTTCGTACATGCGCTTCTGGTCATTCGATAGGCGCGTAACCACAAAGGGGTAGTCGTCATAGCCGTTAAGGAGTTCGTGTTTGGCGAAGCCTTCTGTGGTTGGGTGGAAGACCGTACAGTAGATGCCCTCGCTGCCATCCTCCTCGTCGATCAAACGCTGGTAGCCATACACCACCATAACAAGGTCGTTGTCGTCCGTGATAGGCAAGCGGTCGATTGTCTTGAGCTTCTCGCCATCCAAGTACATGGAATCTTTGCCACGAAGTCGTTCAATAGCGTTCTCAACCCAATCGGCATCCCAGCCTTCGGAGGTTACTTTTTTCTCAAGCTCCTGAGATGTTAGGAATGTGCGCCAGAATACATACGGAGCGCGTTGAGGATCAGTCACATACGATGGGAAAAGAACCTCGCCATCGGGGGCGCATGAGTAAACTACTGGGCAATCTACCGATGTACGAGGGACAGAGACTTCAGCCAGACCCTTCTTACGAAGATCCATAATGGCTTTTTTTGCACGCTTTGACGATAGGTCGGGGAATGCTGTCTGAAGCATACCTAATACCATCTCGTCATCAGCACCACTAACAATAAGTTCCGCTAGATCGGGGGAGACTTGTGCGATTTCCTCGATGGATACCTGTTGCAAATATGTCCTTTTTTCACGCTTCCATCCGACATATGACACCATCAACCCCTTCTCTAGCAGATAATTAGCACCCAATTCCATCTGTTGACGGAAGTTTGGGATATAAGACGAGCGCATCCATTTAAGGAACCCAGACACCATTGAGGCCCGTGGCATAGATGCCATTGATGTCGGGAACGCCTTAATGTGGGAACGCTGCAATGCTTGGTCTAGGATGGCCACAAATGCGTCGATACGCTCCCCGACGACATTGACCTCAATATCACTCGCCCCCTGCCAAGGAAAGGCATTTGCGCCCTGTTTGCGGAGGTCGTCAGATTTCCCTTCCCAGAGGTTTCGGCGGTCATCATACGAGCGCAAGCAAGCCTCGAAGTACTCCTCCAAGTCAATAAGGCATTTGTCGTAGGCATCAGCCAACGCCATGACATTAGGACCGTCCTCGGCGTAGATCATCGACTCTTCTTGCTCTTCTGTTGGTGCGCTCATGATGGCATGTATTCGTAGAACTGCTCGCCTACTTCTGGGCGTATCATAACAACTTTTATAGGTTTGCCAACTAGTTTGTGCGATACCCTAGGTGGAGCCTTAACTGGGACTGCCTCACCATCCATGCGAACCATTACCCAACTAGGGTTTGGGCATTTGCGGATAACTAGATAATCACCCTCATAGGTGGTATCATCTTGAGGTTCCACGGGGGAATCAAGGGTTTCTGGCTTAGCTTTAGGTGGGCGACCGCGCTTTGCTGCTTTCTTAGTTGGTGCTGTTTTCATGGTTTAGTTTAGATTTCATGTATCGAATCGCATGTTCAAGGGTTTCAATCTCCTCTGTAAGTCTAGGGGTTTTCCCGTATTCTTCCATTTTTGCCCTCTTGAGATACGCTTCCTTTAAGCAATCGATGATAAGTTCCTCGGCAACTATCGGTTTGTTTTGAGTCTTCATAGCTTGTTAGTAGCCTCCAGCTCCCTGTCTTGTAGCAAGATTTCGGGTTTCGTCAACATGATCTATTCCAGCAATAGCGGCGTAGCGGCACGTATCAATTGGGTCCTTCCATGCCTCTTTTAGACCGCCTTCTCCTGTATATTCAGCCAACGCTTGGATGATGTTCTCACACTCTGATGAGACATAGAAATGCGGTCGATTGACCGAATCTGCAGGTCTAGTGGTGTCCCATGACATCTTGCCAATAAGTGCCTGTAGTCCATCGTCGATGTCTAACCCTGGAGCTGGAATACAAACCATGCCGGCATCGTTCAAATCCTCGATAATAGAGGATGCTCCATCCGCTGACTGGTACTTGGCAGCTCCAAGCCGAGGGTCAATCAGTCTCTCAAAGATCTTCTCGTCACCCTCAAGCTCGGCAATTAAGTCCATGTAGTCACGGATACCAAAGCCCTGTCCTTTAGCCCCTTGTCCTGGCATCCACTTCCCACCCTTCCACTCAGCCCAGTCGCCTACATCGACACCCGGCCACTCACGATATACCCAAAATGTGCCAGACGCATCCACAGCAATCCAAGCCATAAACCAATTCTTTGCACCCGCCGGGTCAATAATCTGATAGCGAGTAACATTCGTAGTTGGGATCTCTGATGGCTGGACAACATTGACTTCTTTATTGAACTTGGGAAACTTGGTGGCGTGGGACTTAACTGGAACCCCGTACGCGCGAATTAGGATCTCCTCCCGAGGCCTTCCAACTAGGGTCTCCTTGATTCGCTCGTAGCCACCGAAAGGGTTATCCTTGCTATGGAAGTAGTGGACGCTGGCATTGCGTTTTTTACTACGCTGGACATAGGGGACAAGTTCGCCGTTGAGCAGCTCAGCCTCGACGCTCTGGACGCTTGCAGCCCCATCTAAGTATTCCTTAATCACTTCCGTCCACCCATCAATCGGGGTGAATGTTACCAGCATCTTGGAGTTGCGGGTAGCAAGACGGAAGCGCAGGGTGTCAATAAGCTCGTTACCAAGAAGGTACTCGTCGAGCCATACGCCAATATTGTGCCACTGGGGGTCACGGCTACCAAGCTCCGCGCCTTCTAGGATAGTTGGGTTATTCTGATACTGAGAGTAGGTCTTAAAGATGATCTGTGAAGCATTAGGCAAAATCAACGAGTTATCCGTGAAACCGTTCTTTTTCGTGTACGAAATGTAGGCATTAGCCGAGGTTTGCTTTGTCCTCATCTCATGCGGCAACCAGTTCCACACCGCGCTTTGTTGCTGGCGGATGCTTACCTCTGAGGTCTGGGCAAAACAAAAGATCTCCGACTTTGGGTTTTCGATGGCAGCTTTGACAACACAGTAAGAACCCCACGCAGTTTTGCCGCTGCGATTCCCCCCGAGTGCTAGAACTTCAGAGACTTGCGCTAGTTGCTCTTCAGCTTTCTCCCAATGCGGAAGCCTAAACCCATAGCGGAATGGGTCTTTCTCAGCGTTCTCGATGGCCTCATGATAGATTCGATGAAGCTCAACGAGATCATCTGGCTCCATCAATGCTACCTCGTCATCGCTGGGAGGCTGAAGGATTGGATGTTTGCGCCACTGCATTACTTGGTTTTGTATGCGTCTGTCTCCATGAGGATGTCAACAATCCTGTAAACGCTGCCGCATTCCTTACACCCAAAGGTATCGTCCTCTGGAGGTAACGACCCTCTATTCCCGTCAACGAAATGAAGCTCTCGACGCTTCTTGCAATGCTTACATACGCCAATGAAGGGTTTGACGAACTTCTCCAGCACCACATTCCAAATCTTAGCGTTGAACTTCTCGGCTAGATACGAAGCGTAGCAAAGCGTATGGCACTTGTGCTGAACGCCGTCATGCTCGACCATGTAGTGGCGAACTAGATTTCCACCATCTTTGAGGTGGTCAGCGTATCTTGATTTTGGTTCTGGTATCATTCTACGATTTCGGCTTCTACCGCTTGTGTTTTGACTTTATTGGCAATCCTAGACTTGGCTTCCGCAATCATCTTAGCGGCATCATCAATAGACGGCCCCTTGCGATGCTCTACAATGGTACTAGCCATGCCAGAGAGCTGTCCAGCCTTATCGGTCATAATGCCAATAGTCAACGCCAATCGGTCTGGGGAGATAGCCTTAAGCTGGTCTGGATCACGGCTCAACTGCTCTGCCTTCTCAAACAACAGGTCGGTGTACTCAGCCGCAGCAATGGCGTATCGCTTAGAGAACTCCTTACGCTTTGACTCCAGCGTGTCGTTATGCCTCCACTCCAGCGCACGAACAGTCTCATGCGTTACCTTGCACTTCTTGGCAATAGCATTGATACGCCCACCCTGCGCCAGCATCCAGAGGATCTGTGCCGCCACATTCGGGTTGTAGTTCTCGATAGTATTCCGAGGAAATTGCTTAGCCCTTTCCTTGACCTCAAGGAAGAACTCTTTCATCGCCTCTTTACTATCAATCGCTGATAGGTCTTCGTCGCTCATTTGTTTCGGTCGCGTTCTTGCGACTGCCCACTTATAGCAAGAGAAATGCTTCTGGCAAGAGCTGGGTTGCGATATTCTTTACCAGTCCTGCGATAAGACTCGGAAATGCTCGGTGTTGCCAATCTGCGACTTGGCGCACCAATGCTTGACACTCTGCGTTTCGCTCCAGCTGCCCTAGCCTCGGCCTCCATTTGGGACATCAAATCGGCTTGGCTTGTGCCTGATACTGCTGTCGTTGCTTCTTGGCCAGTAGACGGACGAGAAATGCGTTGCTGTTTGAGAACATCAATGGCTTCCGCGAGCTTCTCGATGTTTCTGATGTCTCCTTCGAGCTTGTCGATAATGGCTTTGATGTCTTCATTATTTATGTTTTTCGATTGTTTTGCCCGATTCAAGGCTTTTTCTGTTCTGTCCCATGCTTGTAGTATCTGTTGATCGGTTACGCCACGAACATACTGTTGAAATTCTGGAGTCTCACGAACAATTTCCGACTTGCGGTTTTTGGATCTTTTAACGGAATTACCAAGTTCTGCAAGCTCAACGATCTTGTCGGTTGTATCGTCAATGTAGCCAAAGATGTCACGAAGTTCTTGCCTTGAGGTTTCTTCAAACTCTTTGATTAAGTTGTTCTTGTCAATAACTCGTTTGCCGGTAGGACTTACTCCAAGTTGCCTTGAACTCTGATCAGTAAAGTAACCAAACGGAAGCTCGTAAACAACACCATCAGCATCTTGCAGGACTGGCCTCCCACCATCATCCACAATAGTCCCAACGCGACCTTGGAATTCAACCTCGCTTCCGACTAGGTCTGAGATTGTTGGATCGACTGCCATAGGTGGCTCTTTCTGGAACGCCAATGGTTTAAACTTACCTTCCTGCTCGCTAATGTAAGCCCGGATGTCATTGGGCGTGATTGACCCACCCGCGCCAGAACCTTGTACTTTTGACAATGGCACTTTTGACCTTTTAGCCAACTCAGATGCAAGTCTTGTTGCCTTGGGTTTGCCTTGTGGCATGTAACGAATATCCCCGCTGCCCATATCAAACCGCTTACTCAACGGGATTACATTGCCAAAATTGTCGTAGGTGACGGGCGCTGCGGATTTGATTTGCGATGGATCAAAAACCACGATTACATCGTTGTCCGTAATCACAGAATCAGAGCTTCCAATATCAGATTTTTTAGTAAATCGACTTCCCCGAAACGGATTTTCGAGCTTTAAGAAGGCTCGAATTGTTTTAGCTTTGGATTTGTCCCCATCCACCAGCGCTCTCCCTGATGCGGTAGCTTCCGCAAGTTTTTGGTTCGTGTAAAACATTACTCGGCCACGGCGCATGTCAAACGTGTTGAATTCATCAACAGTGCCGTGCCAGCCTTCGGTTTTATACCCAGCATTCTTTGCCGCCTCATCTACCAAACGCTGCTGCACCTCGACATTACCAGACTCGACTGCCTTCATGTAGTCGGAATCCAACTTGCCTTGCGGCATCAACCTTACTTGCCCTTCTTGACCTTGACCTTGCCGCTGTGCAGTTCCTTCTTGAGTTTGGACTGCTGCTTGCTGGTCAATGGCGACACCTTGCTTAGAAGGTATCCTACCTGTTTTTTGCTCTTTGTTTTCATAAATTAACTCACCATCCCGATTGAACCTTGGCGACTGAGGCATCAAGTTGTCACGAAGGCTGTAGTACGATGTAGGGCCGTATGGGATAACAACATCGCCTGAAGTCTTGATTGCGCTTTGAAGTCGGTCAAACGCAAATGTGCGGTAAATTCCAGTTACAAGGTCTGGCGACACCTTCTGCATCATTGGGTTGATTCCAAGTTGACGAGTTGTTTGTTGGCCTTGAACAGAGTTAATAAAGTTCTTCCGTCTCTGCCAGTTTTTAGGATCTACGCTTTGATAGTAAGCATCAGTCGATTCACCCTTGTTTTGGATTTCAACGGACTTCTCAATATCTTCGTAGATTTTTTTGCGAGTAAGGTTTAGTTCCTTAGCTATCTTGTTTTTAACTGCGCGGTCAACATTCTTCTCAAGTTGGCGCAAGTCCATTGCCTCAAGATACAAGCGGCCTTTCTTCAATACCCATTTTGTAGGAACCACATAGTTCTCAGTAAGTCCTCCAAATTGCTCTGAACGACCTTGCTTGATTGGTTTGTTAACAAGAAGTGTACCATGATTTACTGAAGCTTCAATTTCAGATTGGAGTAGTAAAGCCTTACCAAACTCTCCATCATCAATAACTCCAGCTTCCTCTAGTGCCTTTAGGTGGTCATCAGTAAGAATCCCTTCTCCGTTGCCGTTCTTGTCTGGAATAAGGACACCGTTTGGCAGCTTCTCGCCACGCTCTACGATTTGCTTATTAACTTGATCTAAAACGCTTGTCGCTTGATAGTGCTTAGGGTTATCGGATTTAACATCGACAACCTTCTGGACTCTCGCTGCTTTTGGCTTGCCAGCGGTTTCTCGGTACATTTGGCGCACCATTGCCTTTACTTCCGGCAGCTCCCTAAACCCGTCAGTAAGCAATCCAGTACCCATCACCATGCGCCCACCAGCATCAGTCGCGCCACCCATCTTAAAGTGCAGGTTTTTGACAATAGGCGTAGCATTAAACAATGTTCTAAAACTACCTTCAACGGCGCGGCGAAGTGGAGTTTTGCGTGATTCTTTGTAAAGGTTTCCTTTAAGAGTGTCTTCCAGTAGCGTCTGTACACCTTGATCGGTATAATACTCAATAGCAAGTTCCCCCAAGTCAGCTGGGGTCATATCATTCTGCCTGCGCAAGTTGTTGTATTCGTCTGCCCACGCTTTAAACTCTGGGTCTAGCGTTCCGTCTGGATTACGGACAAGTCCTGGCTGAGTATCGTCACCAAGCATCCGAGCTACGATTGCGCTATCCTTTTGCCACACATGCTGAATCATATGTCCAGCTTCGTGCATGGCTACTTCCTTTAAGAAGCCAACCTTGTCGTTAATATTAACAACGGCTTTTTGTCCAACAGGGTCAAACTTGTTGTTGCCAGTGGTGTTGATTTCCCACTTGAACGACCCAGGGTATGCCGCATCAATGTTGGAAAGCGCATACCTAAAGTCACGGTCTTTTAGTCCATCGAATACGGCTATTTGGTCAGCATCTAGCTTATTCCGATAGTTGGTCATCTGGTCAATGTTGACCTGCTCCATGTCCTTCTTACCACCAATGACTCGCCCAAGACCACCAAACACCAATGCATCACGGGCAGCGTATTTAAGCGTGTTCTCGTCAATTCCTTGAGAGTTAATCGCGTTGTATGAGAATGTAGCAGGAGCGGCTTGAGCAGTCCCTTTAGCCATGCTGGCGAAACCTCGAACAAGCGGAGTGGAGTAATCACCAAGTGTAGCCACAGCGCGACCAATACCACCAACGCTTTCATTTGCGGCTAAACGGCGAAAGAACGGTGTTGAGCTACTTCTTTCAAGCAATTCCTCGCTAACCGCATTACCAAATTTTGACATCTTGCGAAGAGCAGGGACTGAAGCGATCAATCCAAGTCTTGCTCCGACATATCCTGCTGCCGCCTGTGGGAAAGGAATAGATAGCGTTGTAGCAATTAGAGATGGGATTCTGTATCTAAATATACTTCTCTCTACTTTTCGTAAGAAGCCATTAACTCTAGCAACACCATTTCCAAGTTTTTCCGCACCATACGAGACTCCTTTTGTCGCACCAGATGCAACTGCGCGAACAGCATCACCCGCAGTTTTAGCTGTATCTAAACCAATCTCAAGTTGATTTGCAGTCTTACTTACATTCTGGATACCGTCATCAATAATTCCAAGGCGGGTTTGAACTGCTTGCGATTGGGTCGTTAGGTCATCCAGCCTTTTAGTAAGTTCTGTTGCTTTTTCCGTAGCACCAATACGAAGTGCATCATCAAGTTGGCTCGATGTGGTCGCAGCCTCATCTGCAAGTTTTGTTGCATTGGAAAGCACTGTTGCCCTTGCTGCGTTCAATTCCCTTCCATGATTGATTATCTCAATGCCCTTCTTGGCTTTTCTTGCCGCATTAGCACCTCTTATTACTTGAGTCGCAAAACCAAGTCCGCCCGTTGCCAAACCAACAGCAATACCTTGAGGGTCTGCAATAGTTCCAGCAACTAAACCTGCTCCGCTTAAATTCTCTTGAAATTTCTTTTCTCCTTCTTCTGCTCCAAATTCTTCAATATATTGATTGCGATTTGCATCCAGTGCATCAGTAACAACTTCTCCAGCTTTAACAAAACTAGCAACTTCAACGGAATCAAGTTTCTCTTGAGCGTCTTTAACATAAGCCAATCCAAGATTTCGTTTCTTGTTGTATTTGTCAGCTTCTTCTGGAGACATTAGTCCAGTAGCTTCGGAAATAGCGACACCACCACGACCCAAAAACCTTCCAAGTTTAGCGGAGCCGATAGTCGAGTTTTCTATAAATTTATCAGCAAATTCAGCAGTTTCTGCTATTTTTTCATCTATTGACTCACCTTGACCAACGGCAGCACTAATCAAAGCTAATGGCGGCAAGTTGTTGGCAATATCATACGAGTATTTAACAAAATCTACAGCCCCCTCGCCAAGTTCTTTAAATGTCTCTAAAAACGGTTTTGATGGTTCTTCGTCAAGTTTGTTAGCATCCCTGATTGCAAGCATTTCAGCTTTCTTTTCATCAAGGTCTTCATCCCTCATTCCGTTATCATACCATGTGGATGAATCTACAATTTCATCACGACTTGTGATAAAGGCCTCGCCTTTGGTAGTCAATACACCATTCTCCACAAGTCCACGATCCTCCAGCAAAAGGTAATCTTCGCCAAGCTGTGTTGCATTTCCATCTTGATCCAGAAGTCCACGGGCCTTCATGCCCTCTTCGGTGGTAAATTCTGGAATCTGGTATTCTTGTGGAGTTTGCAGCTCTGCAAACGCAGGACTAGTAAAACTAATGTCGTTAGGGTCTGGCTGAGTTACAACATCACTAACCGACTCGTAAGATTTCTTCTGAGCTTCTAGGTTTGCCTTCTCTTGGTCAAGGTACTCAAAAATAGCATCCCTTTCGAGCTTGCTGATTTCTGGATCTGCCTTCTCTTCTTCTGGATTTGCCATTTAATTATCGACCTTGAGTTTTTTCCTTAAGCCTTTGCGCCGCTGTTTTAGGTTGTTCTTTATCTTTATCTTTGTCGACTTTCAAATTCTGCATAGCTTGCGAAATTAACGACTCAGACGCACCTTTAGGAATTTTTCCAAATTCCTCGGCGTTTCTTATGGCTTTCCCAAAGTATGACCTAAGTTTATTTATTTCGCTTGCTGCTTTTTCTTCTGAAATTCCAGTATCAGCCAATGAAGTTGCCGCCTCTTGAGCAGTTTTGAATTCAATGTTGGACATTGCACCATAACCTTGGAATGCTTTAATTGCATCCGTTGAAGCTAAGGCAACTAATCTTTTTCTGGTTGCGTCTGCGTCCCTTGCATCAGTACCTGGCAAAAACCTAGTTCCTAAACCAACACCAAAAACTCCAGAAAATCCTGGCGAGTTTGACAAGTCATTTGTAAGTCTAATCCCCTCTGCGGCTTTTTCGGCTACTTCCATTGATTGCTTACTTTCCGTTTGCTGTTTTGACTTTGCCTCTTCGACTTTTAGCCTTTGTTCTTCATTTACTGATTCCTCTGCAAACAAAGCCGCTGAAACTTTATCGGCTTGCTCGATTTGCCCAGCTCCAATAAGTTTGAATGCAGATTCGACCAATTTTGGGTTTAGTGGTCTGCCTTGTTGTTGAGCTTCTTCAACCTTTGCCCCAAACAATGCTGACGCGCCTTCAATACGAGCGGCATTTGCTTGCTCTTGTTGTTGCCTTTCCGCAGTCTTCCGAGACTCCTCTTGCTGGGACTTTAAATGCCTGTTATATTTTTCCTTAAACCCCGCAACCTTGTTTGGGGGGATCACCTGTCCAGGTTGAAACCCAAGTTCTTGTTTTAAGTATGTATTAAAGTCCATTACAAATCTATTAAAATTGTGTATTTATCGAACGATATATCCAGTCGGAGCTTCACCACCACCAGAAGCACCTCCTCCAGATGCCTGGGCTTGCGATGCGGCGAACTTCTGCTGGCGAAGGTTCATCATCTGCTGGCTCATTAGTCCGCTCATGCTGTTCTTGATGAGATCGGAGACAACTGATGCGTCTGCGAATCTATCTGTCAACGAGACATCCTCGTCCTTGAGTCTATTACCAACATCTCCAAGGATCGGGGTAAGTTCTGGCATGAGTTTAAGAGCGGCCTCAATTTGCGTTGAGGCGGCTTTAACCTGCTTCTTCTTCTCCCCCTGCTGCTTGAAGTAGTCGCCAGCAGTTTGAGCTATACTGGAAATCATATTGTATGGCCCAGTGGATGCCGCTCCATAAGCCTGTCCTGCCTGTGCCGCTCCAGAGTAATCTGGGATTTGATAACCAGATAAAGGTACTTGTCCTGCTACGAGTGCCATGATGTTATTTAATTAGTGCGTAATTTACTGCCTTAAAGCCACCAAATTCTTTAACGGCTTTTGGATTCTTTTTCTCAACATCTTGAGCCATAACTCCCATTTGGGTTTTAGGAGCACCCTTATATTTGTAGGTGTAGATCGGTAGTCCAGAATTAGTTTTACCAACTTTGTTAATGTCTGTCTTTAGCCTTCTATCTGAAGCCGACATGATCACGGGGATCATTTGCATGATGCTTCCCATAGCATCGGATTTGCCTTGTTGTTGTTGCGCTGCAAATTGAGCGTTTGCATTGTATTGAGCCATGTTCCGAGCGTCAATCGCACCAGCTTTTTCCCTAGCCAGACCCAATGGAAGATTATAGTCAAATTGCGGAGTCATAGTTTGGCCAAGGTTAAGCCCCATGCCTGCTATGGTTGTTCCCATTCCATATGAAATCGGTGCTGAACGCAACGACTCAAGCCCCGGCGCGGTGTAAAATTGCCCAGCCTGTGCAAATGCGCGTTGTCTAGCTGCGTCTGCTTCCGCTCGTTTTTGAGCTAGCACATTTTCGCGCCCCATGACCTCTGAGGCAATAGCGGCGTTTCCACCAAGACGACCAGATGCTTGCGCAGCTTCTCTAGCAGCCTGCTGGTACATCCGTTGTTCCTGTGGGGTCACACCTTGAGCGGATGCGGTTGCTCTATTTGCAGCATCGGTAGATGCTTGCACCATTGCCGCTTGCTCTGGAGACAAGGTTTCAGCAAATCCTCGGAACATTGGGGCTTGGCTTGCCATCGTTCCAAACTCTTGTGCGCGAAGGTCTGCCATTTGCTGTTCAGCCCCAGCACCAGCTTGTTGTTGTAAGCCCATAAAGCCAGTAACCCCTTGGCCACCAAAACGAAAACCTTGATCCATGAATCCCGGCCCATACAGGTCGAGCATTCTCATGCTAGACGGGACTGCTGCACCATAATAACCCTCCATTTGTGACACGGTTCTATTGGCCATGCTTGGTTGGCCTTTTTTACCGGGCTTCAAATAATCAGTTATTTGTGGAAGTTGTGGAGCAGATTTGTCCCCTCCAGTAACAAACCCGAATGGGTCAACCAATTTTTTAAATGTATCCGTAAATCCCATAATTTTATTTTATTGCTATTGCTTTAGCTAGGTGCTGGTTCATTCCATAATCATGACATTGTTTTCACTCAAGTCAGCCGGGCCTCCACTTAGGTTGTCAATTTCAATTTTAATCGAACTAGTAGTAATGCTTGTTCTATCGGCACAAGCAAACCTTGGTGTCCCCGCTGACCCAGAATTGCATATTGCCATGTAATTAAGTCCTTGCATCGGAGTGGTAAAATTAACTGTATACTTTCCAGTGTTAGTTCTAACAACGCTGCTTACATTCCCACTTGATCTAATTGTGCAGGTTCCGTTTGTGGTTCTTCCATTAAAGTTAACCCATGCCCTAACACCAAAAAGTGGAGCATTACCAACAGGATTGGGCATATGGGCATCCGCAAACTGGAACCCTCCAGCGGATGAAAATGAGATTCTTCCCGCTCCTTGGTTTTGAATTGCAAACCACCCATCTACTCCAGTATCCCTCACAATCCTAGTCTCATAATCAGTTAATGGGTGTACTGAATGGAAGTCAATAAAGCATCCAGAATTTGATGTAATACCAGTAGCAAGCTCAAGAACGTTTTGCTGAATGTTAAAGTTGCTAAGTCCGTTACTCCATGCCGGGCCAAATGGAGAAAGCTTTACTGGGGTTACTGCTCCATCAGCAATGGCATTAGTTGTAACCGAACTTGCGGCGAGCCTACTGGAGTTAATTGCATTAGCGGAAATGCTCAACTTGCCAGACGCAATATCCAGTCCACCGCTTCCACCAGATCCGCCAAGAACAGCGTCAGAAGTCATCACGGTTTCGTCGATGATATTATTCATCTTTGCGCTAGTGATTGTGTCAGTAGCAGTAAAGGTGTATGTTGTATTAACCGCGCCCATAACTTATTTCTGTGAGATGATTTGTCTATTTGTTACTGATCCAGCAACTTTGATTGAGTTTATCTTGGCTGAACCCTGTGTTCTTGTCAAGATCATGGTTCCTGTATAGCCCCTAATACCACCAAGCCTGCACCTAATGCTTGCTGTTTCAGCCTCCAATGGGTTGGTTGATTGTAAGATTTGTCCATCAAGGAATTGAGTGGTAGTGCCAATAGTCGATGAGTTGTCTGGGTCTTCAGCGGCAAACTCAATTAGGTATTCAGAATTCTGGCTGGGCAACCCCTGCATATTGATCTGCGAGTCGGTGTACCTTTTCCGCTCCAATGTCTCAAGGTCGTAGCCACGGGTGATTAGTTTAGACAGAATGGGTGCTGATGTCTTAACATCATTAGTGTTGGATACGCTAATAGTGTCATTAGAGTCATCAAACGCTTCTAATTGGTGCAATCCACCGTTAGCGGTCACAGCATACAGGTTGTTCCTTACCCCCGCTGAACCAATAATAAGGTCTTCAATCAAGAATCTAGTGTCACCAAAGGTGTCTAGCGATTCCCATCCTCCATTTAGGAAGTTGTACACCAAGATTGAGTTATTTCCGCGAGCATCGTTAATGCCCGGAGCGGAATCCAGCGGAACCGCAAGGTAGTACCTGTTATCAAACAGGATTCCAACCGACTTGTTGGACAAATCCTTGTTGAGCCTGTCGATATATGGCTGGATATTCTTGGAAATTGGCTCCTCGGCCCCGCGAAGGTTGTAATCGTTAAGGAACTCTATACCATACACCCCATCGTCCGACAGGAACATCATGGTGTTAGCCCTCATCACTACGGACTTGCGAGCTAAGCAGCCAACCTCGGAGGTTAGTTCTGTAACCCTAGTGTCTAGAAGAGTCCCCTGAGTCCCCTTAATCTGGTGGATGCTGTTTCTGTTGAGGACAATCAACGCATCGTCGTAGAACCCATGCATCCCAACCACATAGTCAGCAGTACCACCAGAAATACGGAACTGGTTTTCGATCTGGTCGAATGTAGTGGTGTCAAGAATGTCGGATACGGCAATCTCGTCTGTGATCTTGCGGTCGGTGTAGGTGACTGCGTTGTAAGCCCCAGACTGGTCGTAATAATACGGAACCCACAGGCGGCGTTGGAAGTGAATACCCCAAGGCGCACCCGGTTGATGCATGAACCCACCGCCCTCGCTGAACCTACCACCAAACTCAATCTGACCAGTGGAACCGCTTGCAGTGATATTTGCCACAGGCGCAAAGAATTTGATGTTTGTCAGCGTTGCCGACGACACTTGGAATTCCTGTCCAACAATTGCTGAGAATTCTGGAACCGTGCTTTCGTAAACCCTAATAACATCACCAGCAAATACGGTATTGTTGGATACGCCAAGGTTTAAGGAAACCTCTCCATTAGAAACCGAAACTTGGTTACCGCTAGAATTAAATACTTGTGGTTGAGTGTAAGCCCCGCCCGGAGAGAATGTAAATCCGTCAGTCATAGTGGCGGAAGTTACCACAAAGGTCTGGGTCTGACTTGTAGCAAAGGTGTATTGGAACTGGTCTTGAGTTAGCCCTGCGCCAGAAAGAACCGTAAATGTTCCGTTGGCTGGAGTGCCACCAGTTAGACCAGCGACAACTACAGATGTTCCTGCCACAAGCCCGTGTTCACGGACGCGCATTGTAACGGTGGTTCCACTCTGTGACGCAGAAAGAATGGGCCTACCATTAGGATACCACTCCAACGCCTGCTGCCCCTCTCGGAATAGCATCACCTTGTCGAACACTTGAATCATGTCGGTGTCCGCGCCCAAGGCAGTTCCAGCTGGATATGCGATATTCTCTGGAACATAGGCGGAATTAGACTCAACAGCAGCCAAGTCAATCTTCTTAGCAACCGTGTCCAACGCCACAATCACATATTCTTTATTATTGGTGTTGGGGTCGCTGAACAGACAGGAGGCTCGGACATTGGCGTTAGCTGCATCGTTAATCGGCATCTGGGACAATGTGCCAGTCCCGGAAACCGCAGTCACCCCAGTTACGGGGAAGCTTAATTGGTTCGCTGAAACATAAGTCAGAACCTTGGCCCCGTTGTTGTTAGTGCCAGTAAAGGTCAGTCCAGCCACTACGGCATACCCACTAGAACCAATCTCAAACCCATGATTGGCGGACATGGTAATCGTTACCACATTGGGGGCGTATGTCGCTGACGAGATGGTCTTGGCAACATCAATCAGGTAGAACGGCAACTGCAACGGATCACCCCCAACGGTCAACGCACCAGTCCTAGAAACCACCACCTTGCGGGGCTTCCAGTAACCTTCCATGCGCCCGTTCAGAGACTCCCTTACCTCCCCAGCCTTCAACTGGTTTAGTTGCAACCGCTGGTTCACGCCGACAAACCCACGATCACCATCCTCGGCAATCGAGTCATCTAACCCACCAGTAGACCTGAACTGGGACATTATGCGCGGTACGCAATAACCACCCCAGAAGCAAGCGTAAAGCCAGTGATGTTGCCACCAATGCCAATACCCGCAGGGATAGAGACACCAATCAACTTCGTGTTAGCATTCGTGATGTTTGGCGCAGTAAACACAGAGAAATTAGTGTCACCAACAGTCTGAACCCAACGGAATGGGCCAACAGCCACATCCGTACCAGAGTACACTTGTCCGCCGCCTTGACCTTGAAGATCGTATGAATCGCCTCTTGGCATAATATAAATAAGTTTCTAAGCACAAGTTCATCTCGCGCTCAACCAACCAATTACCACAATACACCCACACCTGTCAACCACAAACCAATCCCATAAAACACACCGCATTTTGCACCAAAATTCCCTATCGGTAGCATTTAAGCACAATACACTAGACCTATCCATAAATAACCCCGAACGGGAACTGCCCAATTGTAAGGTCTAGAAACTAACGGCTAGATTTGATGCCATAAAGTCAAACGGGTCTAAATCACGCTTTCGGGAATTGCATGAATGGCAGCAAAACACGAAATTTGACACACAATGCGCACCACCTTTGGCTAATGGTTCGAAGTGATCCAATGTTAACTCGGCTTTCTTCCCGCAATAATAGCAGCGATCACCAGCTTGTTTCCTAGCCTCTTCCACCATTTTAGGTGTAGCCCTCACATCGCAGTTATTGATTCTAGCTCTGCGGGCGTGTTTGTAATTTCGCTTTTCTTGCCTTCTAGCCTCCGCCCTTTGCTCGTCGGTTAGCACAATACGCTTGGGGCGCAAGGATTTAGCTAACGCTTTTTCAGAAGATAGCTTGGCTTTTTCAGCGCGTTTAGCTTCGTTCTCAATAACTTTTGCTAGTTTAACCTTTTTGCGAGCCTCAATCTTAGTTTGGTTCTTTTTTAGATAATATCTGCGTTGTGCTTCTCGGTTTCTCTGGGTTTTTTCTTCAATAGTTAGCTTCTTTCTCTTTGGACTAAGTAGCTTCAATCTTTCCTTTTCATCGCGGATAGCTTTAGCCTCTATGGCTCGTTTCGCAGCAGCTTCTTTTTTTAAAGCCCGTTCTTTCACATTTTTATCCATTATGGCCCTTTTCTCATACCATGATGCACCTCTCCTCTTAAAAAATGATTCCATTGTCGCCCAGTGTTCACCACTTTTGAAGCATGGATTCTTTCCATTATAAACGCGACCATCTTCTCTTACATGTCCTATTCTCGGTGCAACCTCCTTACTCATGATAGATTGTTGCATAAAACCTCATTCGCGTAAAGGTGAAAATAAAAAACAGCAAAGGCCAATTGCTCAGTTTTAGTTTGGCAACCTTTCCGATGCTTATTGTTACAAGTTGTAAAAGTGCGATCCCCTCCCCCCATACCTTAGCGTGGCACTAATGATTTGTCCTGGTGTTCATGCGAACAGTGTTCATGCGTGCAATGCCGGCAATGTTAAGCGGTCGTTTGAATCACTCGCTTAAGTCATGCGTTTGGCTTGTGGATTGGCTTGCCGGAATCATGAGTGACGCGCTAATGTTAGAGCACGCAATCTGTAGTGGATTGCTAAGGATTTAGCCTGGCGCGTGGCTCATGTGGTATCCATGGCATGATTGCCAACATGTGTGAACAATAAAAAAGCTTGACGGATTTTCGATCATGGATATAATCACTGCGTGTTCTGTAAGCCAAAGCGCACCCGACCATAGGAGGGTCTGCGACGCGTCAAGGCATGAAGCTTTGTTATAAGCTCACGCGCGGTGATTGTTTCTTTTAACGAGTTGAATGGATTTTAGATAGCTTGTGATCTTCCTTCCTTTGCTTTGCTCTCGTCTCTCCACTTTGCTTCATCCTAACGCTCAACGGGAATGACTAGCGGCTTTAAAGCTTGGCGCCTTGGCGGTTTGGTTTTTCCACGGGCTGGAAGTTGGCCATGAGATGAAAGTTTTTTCATGGCTTGCGATTGCGTGAAGCGCCTTGTTTTAAAGGGTTTGGCTGATGGTCAATAAAAAAATCATGCTTGGGTGGAAATTTCTTTTTTGACTTATTGGCAATTTGTGGCGATTGTCTCACCAGTTGCGAGCGCAACGCCTAACAATAACACCACGACAAATGACGACGAACAAAGCGACACTAAAAGCAGAAATTGCACACGCCGAAAAGATGCTAAAAGAAAACCCGACGGCATGGCACGGAGTCCGCGCCGGATGGAAAGCGCAAGCGACACGCGCAAAGCGTAAACTCCAAGCTATGGGAAGGGGGGCGGCATGATACCACTTGCCACTCTTAAACATAACGTCACCGGCGCAATCGAACGCGGAGAGGCGCAAGCCGTTATTGAGATACCTTGCAAGCCATGGCATGACTTTTCCGAGCTTGTCGGGGCAATCCGTAGGTGTGAAACGCGCAAGCAATTTGAACGCATGGAAAGCCTATGCGACAAGGCGTATCACGGCGGGGCAATCACGGCAAAGCAACTCGCCAAGTTGGACGGCTTGCAAGCGGATTGCATGATCGAAAGGGGGGTCATTTGAAAATATCCGACATTTTTCTCACCCTTGCCCTTGTTGCCTTGCTTGGCCTGGCCATCGCCATCACAAGCGGAACCTTCGGCGGCCCGTCTGATATTGAGATGCGAGTCCGCGCCAGTGAACCTTTCACCCGCTGAAAACATGAAAAGCAAAAAATACCACGCGACTCGGAGCCTCTCCAATGGGTCGTTTGAGAGCATGGAGTTTGACCGCAAGGCCGAGGCAGTCCAATGGGTCAAAAAACATGGCTCGCACGGGCGGGTTAGGATTCAAGACGAAACGCGCAAGGTCGTGTTTTCCAAGGGATTCTGACCCGCTGAAAAACATTTCAAAAATCCGCTTGCATTGCCTGCAAGTGTCAATATCTTAACCCCGACGCGGCCAGCGGAGCATGGCAAACCAACCTTAAACTATAAAAAGAAACTACCACGATGCAACAAATCACAATCAAACAATTGCAAGCCCAAACCGAACGCCTAAACCAACTCACGGGCAATCCGTTGACACCATACACTCGCGGCGATGACGGGAAACTTCACGGCAACGTGGGCAATTTCCACTTGTCGCAATCCTATGGCGGGGTTTGCGTCCATCGCATGGCGAATGACAGCGGCGGGGTGACAACTCCGATTTTTCACGGGCATCGGCCTAAGCGTGAAGCGTTCGGCCTGCTTGTCGCATACATCGCCGGCATTGAATCCACCCGCAACGCCTAACCCTAACCCGCCGAAACAATGAACACAGACACACAAAAACCCGCGCTCACCCTTGCGGGGGAGTTTCAAAAAGGTCTTGAGAGCGGGGAGCATCCACACCCCGAAAATACCTTAAAAGCAATTTCGGCGATCGTCCGAAAATCCACCGAGCCACTTATCCGCGCCTACTGGTCTGGGTACTTGTGCAAACTCACACCCGATCAAATGAACATTGAAAACTAACCCGCCGAAACGATGAACACACATACACACACACAAGGCCCCTGGCATCCCGTCACACTAGGCGCAAGCCCCGATCACGCTTGGGCAATCGACAGCGAGCTTGTGGAAATCGCAAGGCTTCCAGAATGGCCAGACAATCAAGCCGAGTCCGAGGCAAACGCCCGTTTGATTGCCGCCGCTCCCGACTTGCTCGCCGCGTTGGAGTCCCTAGCCATTGGGCTGTCACCCGCAAGCGTGGACATGCAGCGGGAAAACCTAGCCGATCTTTGCCGCATATGCCGTGAGATTGCCGAAAATGCACTCGCCAAGGTGAAGGAAGGTGACGCATGAAAACAGCATGGACACCCGAAAACGCCCGCGCGATGCGGGCAAGGATCGACAAGGCGGAAACGCCTGAGGACATCGCCAACCTTGAAAGGTCAATGGATAGGCTTTGGAATGTCGGCGCATTTAAGCAAGGCGAGTTTGCCCGTCTTCATGCCCGCATCATGGAAAAGGCCGTGGGAATGGAAAGGGGTGACGCATGAGCGCGTTTCGCCTTAAGCTTGGCCCGATGTACTGGGACAAGGCACAATCCATGTTCCGCAAAGCTGATGCCAACGCGTACGAATGGGCAGGCATCACGGGAAAGGAACTTTGCCGCGAGTCTCATTCAGCCCTTGGCAAGTGCAGGAACTTAAACGGATGGGTGCTGGAAATCCAACATAACGGGAAGGGTAAGCCATGAGCCGGCCACAATGGGAAAGCAAAGCCCTTGCCCTCATTACGGGGGCGGGGGTGTCCACGGATAACGCGCCCTGGGTGCTTGAATGCATCCAAAAAGCGGCTGATGATATCGCAGAAATGGACGAGGCCGACCAATTCTCGCTTTACATGGAATATCACGCGAACGATAGGGTCGCCTTGTGCGACATCGACGCGGAAACATACGCGGATGTCCTAGCCTGCCTTGGCGTTGACCTGCACCGCTTGGAGTCCCTATGGGAGCGAAAACACATCGACCCGCCGACCGATGAAGTTGACTGGTCGCTTGAATAAGCGAACGAAACGAAAACGAAACAAAAATGACACTTGAAAAAACAAAACGAGAAGGCACAAGGCATGACTATGTAATGGCAAGTCATGCATTCAATGAGAGAGTCCACATCATCACGAACCGCGACAGAGGGGGGAGTTATGCAACCCTAATGGTTGGATGCTACGGGGTGGATATCGCGCGGAGACAGGTTGCAAGGATGCTTCGCCATTGCCGCAGAATCGAAAGATCGAACGGAAAGGCGGCGGCATGAAAAAACAATTTATCGACGAGCTGTCCTTTGCATTTGATCGTTTGAATCAAAGGCTTGAGAAAATGGACTTTCCCGAAAATGTTCTTTTTTATGAGTACCCAGTCCAATGCAACGGAAAATTTCTTCGCCTTGGTGTCGAAATTGAAAGCGGGAAATTCTACCTGCAAGGCGATGGGATTGACGGAAAACCTAAAACCATTTTGCTCTAAACCATGAAAAAGCAAACAATCCTGGCCTTGGCTATCTTCGGGCATCTATTCCTTTTCCTGTTCGTGGATTCGCTATTTGAAGCCCCGACAAAGTGGAAAATGTGGGCATTCTACGGGTCGTCCTTGCTATCCGTGGCAGTCTGGGGGGCGTATGTTATAAAAGACGACATGGACGGAGGGGGAACCGCATGAAAGTAAATTGGAAGCTCTACGACGACATGGAGGCGGACAAGTTTGCGTTTTTGGTTCGCATTGTGGCCGAGGTCTTTTTCGTCACGCCCGAGCAGATCCTTTGCCGCTCACGATTTGCGCGATGGGTGGAGCCAAGGCAACTTGTGGCGACTATTTGGAGCGAAAACCACTCACTCCAAGAGACGGGCTATAGGCTCGACCGGCATCACGGGGCGATTATCCACGCACGGGAGCGGGTTCGCTTCCTCATCGAGCACGACGACCGATTCGCAGACAAGGTGCGCGAGTGCCTCCAACGCCTAGTCAATGACGCCCCTATGGAAGAAGAAACCCCAAAAGAAAAAATAGCGTGATTAAATTATTTAGCTTGCATGAGATGGCAGATGATTTGAAACTGCCTCCAGCCGTGGTTGCTCTTTGGGCCGCCGATGGCTACATACCACATGTAATGAGGGAAGGAATGCCCTTATTCGACCCCGTTGCGGTGGGGAAGCACATCGCAAAGCAACTAAACGAACTAAACAGAATCGACGATGGAAACGCAACAGACACAACCACAAACTGAAGCGATTGTGCCGCAGGAAGCACAAAACACGGGCATTCTGGCGCAGGTGCAAGCTGAAACGCAGGCATTCGAGCTTGTGCAACGGCAAGCGATGATGCTCTCAAAGTCAACCCTAGTCCCCAAGGACTTTGCGGGTAATGTGGCGAACTGCGCGATTGCTCTCAATGTGGCAAAGCGGACAAGGCTTGACCCTCTAATGGTCTGCCAAAATCTAGCCATTATCCACGGGCGGCCCTCATGGTCTGCTACCGCGCTGATCGGCATGGTGAACGCAAGCGGGAAGTTCTCGCCCCTGCGCTTCGTGTTCGACTCCGACGAGGCTCCAACATCCTGCTACGCTGTCGCGCGTGATATGGCAACAGGTGAAGAACTCAAGGGTGAGCGAATCACCTTGGAGATGGCAAAGAAGGAAGGATGGAGCACAAAGAACGGAAGCAAGTGGCTGACCATGCCTGGTCAAATGCTCCGCTATCGTGCCGCTTCATTCTGGAGCCGTGCTTATGCTTCTGATATGTCGCTGGGCATGTACACGCAGGACGAGGTGCGAGACTTTGCTGAACCTCCGCGCAATGTCACACCGAAGGTAAACCCATTCGTGGCTGAACCAGAACCCGAGCCGGAACCCGTTGAGGTTGTCGAGGCACAGGTTGTTGAGGACAAGCCCAAGGGGAACACGAAACCCCACGCTGACAAGATCGCAGAAGCGTTCGATAAAATGGCCAAGGAGGTAGAACCATGAGCAATCTAGTCTACAACCTCGGGCGCAAGTATTACGAGGGGGGCGCAAGCCCCTCCAACTTGGGCGGGTATGTCTCAAAAAGCATGCTTTGGGAGTTTGACCAAAGCCCTTGGAAGTGGTTCCACAGCGGCCCGAAGGAGACGACGCCGGCGATGGAGTTTGGTAGCCTTGTGCATTGCCTTGCTCTTACGCCCACCGAGTACGCCGAAACCTATGCCGTGAGCGAATACGACTCATTCCGTACCAAAGCGGCGCAGGAATGGCGGGATTCGATGACGGCACAGGGTAAGGTCTGCATCACGCAAGCCCAACTCAACGCCGCCAACGAATGCGCGGAATCGATCCTCAATGACCTTGACCTCCAGCCGTTGTTTGTCACGGGTTACAAGACCGAGGTTGCCGTCTACTCGCAGATCGGGGAAACCAAGGTGCGCGGGATGATCGACCTTGTGCCACAGGCAGGGGATGACTTGGTGGACATCAAGACCACTTCGAGCATCGGTAAGGCTGACGACCTAGCGTCCCTTGTGGTGCGCCGAGGCTACCATTGGCAAGCCGCCCTCTACCTCGACCTGTTCAACGCCGCAACAGGGCTTGAGCGCACGAATTTTGTGCTTGCCTTTGTCGAAACATCTGCGCCTTATGAAACCGCAATCGTCAACCTGTCCGGTGATTTCATCGAGCAGGGGCGCATCGGGTACATGAACGCAATCGCTAAATACCAGAAATGCGTCTCGGAGAAGATGTTTCCCAAGGCAGTTGAAGGAATCCAAGAACTCTCATTCCCCAAGTGGGCAATCAAATAACAATACGCCATGAAGCAAACAATAGACATCAGCCTAGATACCACGAAGATCGACAAGACCGCTCTTTACGAGTCGCCAAAGAACGGAAAGAAATACCTCTCCGTCACGGTTCTGATTCGTGAAGAAAAGGACAAGTACGGATACGATGGATTCGTAGTCCAGAAGATCAGCAAAGAACGAAAAGCCGCAGGGGAGAAAGGCCCGATCCTAGGCAACTGCAAGATCGTTGACTGGGAGGCACAAAAGCCAAGCGTAATTAAGGCAACTCTCCATCCCGATAAGTGGGATGATGATGATGGCGATAGTATACCCTTCTGAGTTCCTTTTTGATGGGTGATAAGTTGAGCGATGACAAGTGTTCTCATATCCCCTTGGCCCGAGGGTTCATCGCAGGGCAAACCACTTTCCGATACACTTATGATTGAAATGTTGACACCAATGGAGGCGCAGAAGCTGGGTCATGTCCCGCTCACTCGCCCGTACAGAGAAGACTACGAACACGAAATGAGATGGCTTCGCACCGTTCTGCGAGACATGAGGGGATGCAACTTCTCCCTTGTGGATACTGGCAGAGGGCTTGAAGTCTGGAGGCACAAAAAAGAACTAAACACGATCAAAGAATAACACTATGAAACTAAAACAAATCTACAAACCAGTTCGCGCCATTGGCAGCGACCCGCATTTAACCGTGTCCCTCATGTCTGCCTTAGCATCGCCCAAGCATCGCAGGAGCGGACTAATGGAAGCCCTCAAACGCCTAGCCAACAAGTATGGAGTTGCTATTTAACGACCTACCAGAAGAGCTTTCGCCTCGCCTCAAGTGGCAGGAGAAGAAGGGAATCAAGACAATGCGCCGCGATGATGGAAAATGGGTGGCGTACAAGACCGAAACCCGCTTCAACAACTCCGACGAGACAGAGGTGGATGCTGTGATAGGGCTTGCGAAGAAGCTAAAGCTGAAGTTGTGGAATGAGTAGAATCACCATAGGAATAGATGTCGGCGCATCCGGCGCGATCGCTTGGATTGACGAGCGAGGAAAGTCTTGCGTTGAGAAGATGCCAGACACCTTGCAGGACTTGTGGGAGCTTATTCGCGACATTACCAACTTCCCAAGGTCAGCGATTGACGGGCGCAAGTACAAGGCGTACATCGAGCAAGTGTCCAGCAGTCCGCAGATGGGAGTGGTATCAGCGTTCAGCTTTGGCCGAGGCTACGGCAACCTTGAGATGGCACTCACAGCGGCGGGAATACCCTTCGAGCGTGTGCGCCCACAAGTCTGGCAGAAGTCCATGGGTTGCATGACGAAGGGCAACAAGAATATTTCCAAGCAGAAGGCGCAGGAGCTATTCCCAGATAAGAAGGTTATTCACGCTACGGCGGACGCATTACTCATAGCACTTTACGGAAGCAGACAACCATGAAATATCGAGTAGTCAAAAAACCAAACATTTGGACTCGTAGTGAAGTTTATTATCCCGAGTTCCGTTGGAACTGGTGGCCTTTTTGGTTCAGATTCGACAATGGTTTTGGGTATCAACTCCACTTCAAGCGCGAGATAGATGTTGAAAACTTTATAAATCGGAAGACAACAAAACCATGAAAGAGAAATACATACCCGGAGAAGGATGCCTGTGCCACGCTCACAGCGAGGCAGAATGTGGATGCAGTGCCGACTGGACACCTAGAGAGGCCTACGAACTACGAGAACAACGCGACAGGCTGGCGGAGGCTTTGAGGGAGATTGCAGATGGATCTCCATGGGGTCGCAGAAATGCTATATGGATCGCAGAGCAAGCCCTCGCCGCTGTGAAAGGAGGGAGCCGTGAGTGATACACCAAGGACAGATAAGGAAATAGTGGGTGAATTGCTCGTTTTTGCATCGTTTGCTCGTAAGCTTGAGCGCGAGCTTGCCGCCGCGAATGAGGAGCGTGATGAGTTGAAATCAAAATATCGAACCCACCACGATGAGGCAGAAAGAATAACAAACGAGATTCGCCTCGTTTCATCGGTCTGCCGTGAACTCAAACGCGAGGTGATTAACTGGAAGGCGGCGCATGATATAGCAATCGAGCAACGCGATAGGGCGCAGGACGCCATAGAAATGATGCTGCGGGATAGCTCGTGTCGCAGAATTCCCGCTTATACCGAAGAACAATTGGCCGCCGTGAAAGGAGGGGGCGATGATAATTGACGGAATGACAGTGGTTCACCGGAACAAGTATCTAGAAAACATGAAAAAGTACCAAGAGATTGAGAACCTCATCGCAGACATCTGGTATCAGAATCCAAGGTGGCCATCGACATTCTCCGTATGCTGTAATGGATGCGGGAATAGTGCGAGAGGTGGCAGAGAGTGCATCTACTGCCTTGAGAAGGAACTTTCCAAGTTAACATCGCAGGAGGATGCTAGATCCTTCGTGAGCGCGGTCAGACAAGTCTTAACGGCAGAGGAATCCTTGAGAGAGCATTCCAAACCGTTCTGAAACAACAAACAACAACAAAAAATGAAACCGAGAATGTATAACATCATCAAAGAATGCATCGAAAACGGGATTCGTTATGGGATTCGACGCGCCCATAAACACACCGACGAACCATCCGAGGACTTGCTGGAAAGCGAGATTCACTCAGCAATTATGACGGAACTTGATGACAAGTTCGAGTTTGAAATTCCAAGACTAGACTAATACTATGAGCGTATCACACAAACTAGAATTATGGCTCCTCAAGGGGAAGACCATCACCGCCCTGCAAGCACTTAATAAATGGGGATGTATGAGGCTATCGGCACGGATCAACGAGCTTCGCAATGCGGGGTTCCCAATCCTTACGGACAGCGTAAAGCAGAATGGCAAGATTTTTGCTCGCTATCGTCTTGCCGCTTAATACAATCGGGTATGCCGGTAGCCTAGTTCATTGTCGCTGCACCACCCAGCGACCGGCAAGGTGGAACCTTTAACAACTATGAATGCGATAACATCAAGAATAACTGTACTACCAAAAGGCGAACCAATCTTCAGCTATCAAGCTACTGAAATCAGCATTGTGGATGAAGCGGCTGGGCCATTTATTGAGATAAAGCAATTTCCTCAAGTGGGGGATGAGCAATCCATTAAGTTCAATGTTGAGGAATGGCCATTCGTTGAGAACGCCATTGATAAGATCATCCAAGAAATCGAGAAGCTGGAGGAGAAGCCATGAAAACAGAACAAGCAATCCAAGTGCTGCGTGATTATAACCTGTGGCGCAGGGGCAATGAGGACATGGATCAACCAGACTCACGGGAAATCGGAGAAGCCATCGACGATGTGCTGATGGCCGTAGAGAAAGCTGAAGCCGAGCGCGACCTTTGGCGAACCGAGGCACAACGCTGGCGAGAACAAGCCCTAGACCTAGAAGCCCAGATCGAGACGGCAATCAAGCGCATCCAATGGCGACAAGATAACCTAGATCGCGGCATCAAGGAGCTAAAGGGTGACTATTGAATTTCCCGTAGAATCTGATACAATTCATACATATGAAGAAGAGATTTTCCAAAGTAGTAAAGAACCCAAAGACGGGTAGAACAAAGACGGTTAAGTACGGACAGGCGGGTAAAGCAGCAGATGGTCATGGAATCAATCATGGAAGGAGGTCAGCCATGAGCAGGACACATGATGTAACGATCAGTGCATTCGATTTGGATCGGCTTGAGGCTGAACTCGCCGCCGTGACGGAGCAACGCGACATGCTGGCGGAGGAGATCGAAAACCTCAAATCAAACCTCACATGGAACATCACAGAACAAATCAATGAATCAGAACCAAAATAAGCGTGGTCTTAAGCCACTCCCAGAAGGCAAGCGCCGCATCACGCGCAGCATCACCATGTCACCAGAAGTGTGGGAGAGACTTGCACACATCCAGAGGCAGCACTTCCGAGGGAAGTCACGCAGCTGGGTAGTAGAACATTTCATCGCATTCATTCAAGACAATTTAGAGCAGGAATGAGCCTTCACTACACATCACAGGCATGGAAGACCAACCTCTACGAACTTAAAATCCTAGACCTATCATGATTATTTTTGACCAAATTACAGAAGCCAATAGAATTGAACACTTGGAAAACCTACTCAAAGTTACGCAAACCACGCTTGAATCCGTGACAGAGCAACGCGACGATGCGAGGTCCGAGATCGAAAAGCTCAAAGAAGAGCTTGAGTCGCACGCTTGGACGATATCGCCAGCCATGGCCCAAGCGAAGATTGACGAGCTAGTCGAGCAACGCGACGAGGCACGGGAGGATTTGAAAATAACCCAAGAAGCGTGGGTTAAAGCAAGAGTTGAACGGATCGAATCATTGCGTGAACGCGACGAGGCCCGCGAACAACGCGACAGGCTGGCGGAGGCTGGAAAAATACTGGCTGAAGAATACGAAGATCGTCGTTCTCAGTGGGGTGGTGAATATCTTTGGCAAAAGTATGAGGATGCGGAGCGCGTAGATGCTGCTATTGCCGTCTTTACCGCCGCCGTGAAAGGAGGGGATTCATGAGTATAGAAGAAAGAAATCAAGACTACGGTCAAATGCTTGGCCGAATTAGCACAATGATACCATGTGAGTTTTTCCAGACCACGGAATCCACCACTGAAGATGCGGTAGCTTTACTGCTTGAAAGATATTACTCCGAGATGGCCACGAAACTTTGGGAGCTAAACGAAGAAAGGAGAAAAAAGCATGAGTGAAGCAGGAAAGGGCGACGCACCCAGACGAGTAGACACGAAACGATACAACGAAAACTATGAACGAATCTTTAGAAAAACAACCATCGAACAGGAAGCTAAACCAGAAGCGGAAATTCAGCTTCGGGTCGGGGCGGAGGAGGAACCAGCTCCAAGACAAGAAGATTAACATCCGAGTCTCGCTCTCGGTTGAGACATTCAAGCGGGTGGACAACCTTGCAAAGAGGTTGGATTGCTCGCTCTCAAGTGCGGTTGAGAGGCTGATTAGGACGCAGGAGTCGGAGGGCATCGAGCCTACCCCAGAGGTCAACTGGGACGAGTTCAAGGCCAAGCGGCAGTTCTACCAGCTCACGGATGTTCTGGATGCCTCATTCCGTAGGAGGGGGCGTAAGGCATGAACACTCTCAAAGGTTTCCCTAAACGCTACGAGGATGCCCCAGAAGCGGTCGGAGACGACTGGTGGGGTCATTACCGCCTGGCCCTCGCTACGGTCGATTCTGGGGGCATTGTGGTGATGTACGGGACGAATGGCACGGGCAAGACACGCATGGCCTACGAGCTTGCCAAGAAATGCGTACCAAAGGACACACATTTCTCCGTTGGAGGCATGGGCTGGAACGCCGGCAAGAAGGAAAGACCCGCTATTTACACTACAGCAGTCAACCTTTTCATGGAGATCAAGGACACCTTCCGTCCAGACTCGGAGCAATCGGAGCTATCCTTAGTCAAGAAGTACTCTGACGCTGGACTGCTGGTGCTGGATGAGTTCCAGGAGCGGGGCGAGACTCCCTTCGAGGACAGGAAGATCACCAGTATTATCGACGCTCGTTATCAGAATGAACGGCCAACGATCTTGATCTCCAACCACTCGCGGGAGGAGTTTGCCTCCAAGCTATCATCGGCAGTGCTGGATAGAATCCGTGAGAACGGGGTTGGACTGCACTTCAACTGGACAAGCTACCGCAAGCAGGGTAGCATCTAGCCAACAACACCTCCCACGCCTCTCCACGATGCGCACCAAGGGAGGTTTCTTTTATGCAAAAATGGACATATTCCGTCCACAATCGCGTATGCTTGCACACAATTCGATGTAATGTATGGCATTTCAGCCAATAAGTTGCTAAAATGTGTACTTACTCGCACAAAGAATAAAAGTTCATCCTCTGTCCATTGAGGATTCCAGACCTTGATTTGTATATTCCCTTGCGGACTTCGCTTGCAAGTCGGTCTTTAGCCCCGCTTAAGGACATGTTTGTTCGCTGGGCAAACTCTCTCATTGTGAACTCGTCACTCCTCTTGCCATCGGAGTTGATTCCAATGGCGGCGATTGCGCGATCCAGTGCGGTTAGTGCTTTGTTCATTTTCATTGTTGGTGTTCGGATACATTGGTTTGATGTTGGCGAGCGGCTACAGGATGCCCATTGGGGAGATCCAGTCGTCACCCTCCTTGATGACATTCCACGCCTGCCATGATCCAGTTTTCTCATTGATCATGCCGTAGAGGAATCCATTGCGCCATGCTAGTTTTGCGGGAGTCCTGTCGGCGTAGGATAGCTGGTCGATGTCGGCAAGGCATCCAACGGAGAACGAGGATTGGCCTTCAATGTGACGGGCTACATAGACATCTGGCTTATGGACATGACCATGAATGCAAGCCCCCCAATTTTCATGGTGCGAGCGAGCCGGGTACATTGTAGCACGAAATCCGTGTATCAATTTTGGGCCACCTTCGGGAAGCATAAGATACTTGCTCACATGGTACGGAACCCACTTGATCTTACGCTTACGGAACTCGTCCTCGGAGGCTTGTGCTAGCTTGGCGCAATGCTCACGAAGCATGCCGTCAGCACACTTGGTGGAGTTCATCCAGATGCGGTCATCGTGGTTTCCAAGTGTCAAGTAGTCTGGTTTAAACTCATCGAGGAATTCAAGGCCCATCTGGTAATCCTCAGAGATCCCGTCTGCCTTCTCCTCTGGGCTACAGCCTCTACGGAGTGGCGAGAAATCCCAAAGGTCGCCGAGGTGGAGCTTGTAGTTGGGCTTCCAACTTTTAGCGAAGTCGAGTATCTTCTTTTTAGCTTCTTCCGAAACTAGGCAACCATGGTTATCGGCTGCAACGAGGAACTTTTTGTAGCTCATTTTGTTTTTCGTTTTGGTTTGGCGATCACCCTTTCCCACGCAGGGAAAAAGATGTTCTCAAGACAACGGACTACACATTCCTCCATGTCATCGAATGTTTTTGAGTGAGAGATACCCGCAATGCTGAATGCAGCATGCATCATCTCGTGGCGCAATGTGGACTCCATAATGTCTGTGTCGGCACTACGCAGAGTTATTCGCATATCGTCAAGACAAAAAAGACCATATTCTGCTAAATCTTTTTCGATGACGATTTCGACCTCCTGCCCACCAATGCTGACTGATGGGGGGATTTTCATCGCGTACTTTGGAAATGCATCGCATCCCTCCCAATTGACCAACCAAGTCCATTCCAGCCCTCTTTGGCAAAAATCTCCATTATTTCAATAGGCATATTGGAGCGTGAAGGCCAATGCTCGCGGTTGCCATTCGTGCTGGGAGCGAGGTCGATAGCAGCCCCACGGGCATGCAAGGATGGCAGGGAACCACCTCTCATTGGGCGATTATTGAACACTCCAGCGTACTCTTTAAGCACCCACGCATGGGGGGTCTTGGCAATGTTCTCCAGCACCCTGCGCAGGCTGGGAGCTACCTTGTGGTGGCAGCGGATGCTCTTAACATTCTTGCCATCATAGCGGATGTCTAGGTCGTTGACGGCTAGGTTGACCAATTGGGACTCATCGCCCGGTCGTCCGTAGAACTTGGTGAGTGCCGCTTGATCCTGCGTAGGCCACGGGTGGTCTTTGGGCATGAGACTGCGGAGGTAGGCCTTGCACCTCTCTGTGGACTTCTCCCCGAAAAACCCATCGGGCGTAGTGCCGATCCGCTTCTGCAGCTCGATGATCTGGTGGTATTGCATGGTTGAACTTTACACCATAGGTCAAGACCACCTTGACCTACTCAACGCTTTTTAAGCAATTGATAGGCAGAAATCAAGCCAACAATGATGCCTATTCCCAGCGAGGTTACACGCATTCCCCACTCGATTTGCTCTTGCAGGGAGGTCACTAGGCCTAGAACTGGTACTACGCTGCCCACAATGCCGTGTAGCGCGTCTCTAGAGGCATCTGCGCTCATTTGTTGTCTTTCGCTTTGATGAGTCCGATGCCGGCGGTGACAGCGGCGAACGCGCCCATGAAGTCTGGTGCTCCACCTTTGAGGACTTGAACGCCCACATTGGCGAGCGTTGCGACGATAGTGAGAATGCCAAGTGCGGTAGTTTTCATATGTGTGTATGTGTTGAGATTATGCCCAAAAGACATTAGGAACATCTTCAGATTCTGGGCGGGGAATTGAGATGTCGTTTCCAGCTTCATCCTCGACTGTCCAGTCGGAGGCCCAATAGATAAACTGCTCTCCACCCTCTGGAATCGGGATGCCAACGAGATCACGGAAGAGAACCCACCAGTCCGAGCCTTGATGCTCACCGATGATGTGGAGTGCGTATTCATGGGACGCGAGGGCGATTTGCTCGTTGCCTTCGTCGTCGATTACAGCAAATCCGTTGGCTAGTCCGAACTGGACTGCGGTGGCGCGTGATGGGAATTTTAAGAGGTAGTCGGTCATACTGTAAGGGCTTGGAGTTTTGCGTCTGGGAGGCGTTTGCGGTAGTAGCGCAGAGAGTTAATCGTGCCTGATGCCTGAGACATAATACTTAGCGAAATAAGATTAGAATACGGAGTGAATGTAGTGTCCAAAACTCCAAGCGTTCCATTTTTCACTATTCTTGCGTTATTCAGTTTATACGCTCCAGCAGTTCTTGATATTCTCGACGGTTCTGAGGTAACGGTTGAATTGAGAGTGCCATCATTGTTTTGTAGATAGCTGAATTCCTGCGTCGATGTCTGATTATACACGCTTACCCGCATATAATTGGGCGGGTTGAATACATTCCAGTAACTGGCGGAGTAATCATTGCCAATCGAGAATAATTGGGTGCTTGATAAAAATGTCCCCTCACTCTGATTATAGAAGTTATTAAAATTACCTCCCGTAATACTACACACATCCGCGCTACGCGTAAGGCTGCCTGTCGTCGTCGGGATGTAGGAGGTGGGGAAGGAGCCAGTCTCTGCTTGAATTCCCCAGATGTAACAATCCAATCCAGCAGTTGGTGTGGACGACAATGTTCCGTTAGATGTCGAAACATAAACTCCACCATATACTGTTA